GCCCATCTCTTTGGCTGTCACTGCATCAAATCCAAGTCCTAACTGACCTAAAGCTTTAAAGTTACCTCTATTGGCTTTGGCCAAGGCATCTGAGACTGTCAATAAATCAATGCCGGAGCCTTTACTTGTGTCAATTGCCGTACCCAATAAACTTTGAGCTTTAGTTAAATCACCGGTTGAAATAATCAGACCATTTAAGGCCGGTGTTAATTCATTTTCAGTAATATTTGTTGCAGTTTGTAGATCTGTAATAAATGTTTTGACACTACCTAATGAACCAAGCTCGTTGATTGAAGTAAGAGATTGCTCTATTGATTTATCAAGTCTTTCTTGCTCAAGTGCAGCTTGCACAGAAGATCTTGCCAGTTTTTCTAAAGCTACTGCGGCGGCAATGCCGGCGGTAACTAAGGCGGCTTTTGAGGCAAACTTGCTAGAGGCTATGAATTTGTCAAACCCTTTTAGCTCTTTTGTCGCCTTTTGCAAACCCTTTTTATCAAATTTTGTGAGAAAGTTAATTACAACATTTTGACTTAGTGCCATTAGTTACCTCTAAACTTATTGCCTAAATATTTATCTATAGTGGCCTCAATGCCGGCAATTGCTTGTGCGCCTTTTTCCGCTGTAGCTTTGTAGATCACTCTTTTGCCTTTACCATCACCGGCAATTGCGCCATGAGCTTGTGACACTTTGCGGATAAAACCTTCACTAGCATTAGGGTTGCGGCTTACTCGCCTTGTCTTACCCCTGCTCCTAGCAGTGCCACCGCCTGTCAATTCAAAAATTATTCCGGGCACTGATTTATTTACCAATGCTAAAGCTGTGACAGAGAAAGTAGCACCTTTGACCCTTTGTTGCTTAACTTTTGCACTTGTAATTTGTATGCCTGCAATAGCATCCGCTTGTGACCATTGCCATCTGGATTGATTTGTTTTGCCATAAGTACGGCCTCTATGGTTTTGATCGTAAGCCCATCCCCAATTGGTAGGGTAATAAGGCTTTGTGTCTCTCCAGCCTGGAAAGACCTCAGATGGTATAAAACTCTTAGCTAATTTTTCTACAGGCTTTATTTGTTTCCGCAATTCTTTTTTAAATATTTTTTGCGTGTCAGGATCAACCTCTTCCATCTTTTTCATAATCGCATCTAAATTTTGAATATAAACAGCTTTGAGGGATCGATCTGACTTAAGCTCTGCCACTATTTCCGCCTGACTGTCCCTTTGTTTTTTGCAGCCTGTTCTTGCAATATTGCTTTAATCGCCATATACACAGCGGGATCAACCTCTAAAAGATCTTTAGGACTAATACCTGTGCTGACCGAAATGGCGGCGACTTCCCAAATTTGTCCATGTCGGTCTAGCCATTTTTTGCTTCATACAACAAATCAACATCTATAAATTGATTGATGTAATCATCACCAAAAGCTAGTTCAGTCTTGCCAAGATCTTTTTCCAATTTCCAAGCAAGCCACCACAAATCCGACTCCATTTGTAGCTCGCCTAATCTCTTACGCCATCCTGTCTTGAACTCAGCCTCAAAGGCCACTTTGACAGATGGCGTAAGATCATAAGCAATCTTTTTGCCGTCTTTCTTTGTTATTTCAATCTTGTGCATGTCCCACCTTTTCTTTTTAGCTTGTAGCTTTTGTCAAAGCTGTTACTGGAAAAGTAACGCTTGCCAAAGCTGCGCTGTCTGTTGATCCTGCAATAGGTGTCCATTGAGTGATCAAACAAGACATTGAATAACTTGGATTTGTAGCGGTAACTGTACCTGTTACTGGTATCAATTTGATTGCCAGCTTAGACCCAATTGCATCTTCAAAAAGACTGTTCACTGAGGCTGCCGCAAAATCGTTGAATATTTCCATGCTGAGAGATGACACTTCAACGCCACCAATCATATTCTGCACAGTATCATTCATGCTTGTAATAGTTACAGCTTCGACTTCTCGGTTAAGACTTACAGTGCTGACAAATGAAGATATGGTTGATGTACCTACAATGACTGCTACTTTATTACCCATAAATATGGCCATATTTTTCCTTTCGCTAACCTATCAACTCTACTGCGTACTGATAACTTAGGTAATCAATACTAGCGGATGTTATTGTGCCTGGTGATGCAGACACAACTCTTAAAGTTTGCACTGCACCGCTTAGTGTTTTATCAGCCTCAATAGCGGCTTTAATTGAGGTTGAACCGGATGAGCTGAGTAGCCCATCCAATCTTGATTGTCCATCTTTTTCACTCATCCTGCCAACCATGACAATTATGTTGCAGGTTGCAGAATCAAACCCTCTGTTTAAGGTGTAATCATAATTCATAGACAATTGTCCAATAACTGCAAAAGCATTATTGGTTGGTACATTTGTAGAGTCTGGTACATAATCCAAAACCCTCAAGCCTGTAATCGCTGTAAGAGCTGTCTTTAAATTTGTTCTAACTGTACTAGGTACCATTTAGGCTATTGCAATCTTTTGATAAGCTCTAACCATTTGAGATACATCTCTGCCTACTGGGGACATGCGTATTACTCCTAGATCACCAAGACCTAATACCCCACCCGGAGCATCTTTACGCTTGTATAGATCAGCCGTAAGAATAAGACAGGCAACATTGACATCACTGGGTACAGATGGCCAGCCAAACTTAGCTGTTACTTGTACGCCTGGGCGTAAGCCATTTTGTGTCAGGCCAGGGAATATAGGCCATGACTCGGTGTTTGAGACCATGGTCAATTGTGTAAAGGGTCTGCCTAAAGCTGCAGCTGTAAGCGGATCCATAATAAAATCTGTGTTCAAAGTTAGTGTCTTTGTGTATGTACCATTGCCGCCTTCATCTACTTTTACTATAAGGCCGGTTGTACTACTAATATCATCCGTATAAACAAAAATGTCTGAGTAAGCTCTGTAAAGGCGTGTTGTAGCTGTAGCATCTGCATAAAATCTACGATTGGCGATCTTATCAATAGAGCGTGAGGATGACTCTACTAAAGTCTCAAGTAGGGTGTCATCTGTAGTATCTGAAATAGACAAGTAGGCCTTGATGCCGGCCAGTGTTGCATATCCATTTGTTATAGCCATGATTGGTATTCAAATCCTGTATCGCCCTGGGACATTAGACAAACTCCATTCTTTAAATACCAATCATAGTTAGAATCCAGGCCACTGGAAGGGTAGCGGCCTGGAAACTTATTTTTTACTTAAAACGAAGGACTAGCCAAGCCAGTTCCGTTTATTTGTGCAATTGCGCCTGGGTATCTCAAACTTGTGAAGGCTGACATTCCAAACATAACAATGTTAATTGCAACCTTGCCGTTTGGCTCTTCAAACTTAACATAAGTTGGTGAACCGGCTTCTTCCCAAAGATGACACTCATTAAGATCAACCACAAAGATTGTATCTTGATTTGTGCTTGCACCAATATTTGTTGCAATGTTCGCATCAGTAATAATTGGCAATCCAAGAATTGAATAACCGCTATTGCCGTATTGTGGTGTTCCATTGCCTGTTCCAATTGCGTTAATTGGATTGTAAGCATTTGGTACTACAAGTGGGCGATTTGAACCATCTACTCCAGCCAATAGGAAACCTAAGCGGCGTGGGTGCATGATGATCGCATTTGGATTAGCATAAATTGTTGATTGAATTTGCTGGATGCTATCGGCAATCTTAGGATACAAGCCCGCCACAGTTCCTGTGGTCGCTGTGTAAGTAACCAAGATTCCTGTTGTCATGCTCTTTAGACCTAATGGTTGTCCATTTGATCCTGATCCATTTAAAAGCGCATCATCAAGTTTTGTGTGATAAGCGCGTAGCAAGTCTGCTAATACAATGTTTTCAATGTTGTATCCGCGTAGTAGTGCTTGCTTTGAGATGCTGTTTTGTCCAGCAATTGTGTTCACATTTACTGTGAGGGTTGTGTCATCAGGATCAGTGCTTACTGCGGCGGTGTTCTCTGATGTTTGATAAGCCACATTTGTACCAGTTGTGATACGAGATATGACCACTGACATGCCCTGTGCAGGTAGTGGATGCTTGCGTGCGGCATCAGCGAACGGCCTACCGGCGCGTGCTAATGGTGCATAAAGATCAACTAAGTATTGTGGTACTACAAGGCCTGCAAAGTTACCTGAATCAGATGCACGCTTTTCAATTGCCATTTCTTTTTGATGGCGTTGAATACGCTCTCCGGCTTCGTAGTCATTAGCAAACTGTGCTTTTAGTGCATCACCTAAGAATTTATCTGCGGTGCGCTCTGAGTAAGTTAGTTCTTCGCGTGTAACGCTAAAGCCACCTGCGCGAACTTCCTTCTTTGGCTCTACATTCGCATCAACCTTAGCTGCTAGATCAGCGGCCTTTTGGTTACGCAATTCAATATCGGACATCTGCTCAATTCTTTCATCTAACTTTTTTACTTCAAGGTTTAGTGCCTCTACATTGGCAAGTTCAACCTCTGATAGATCACGCAGTTCTTCGGCTGCACGCTCTACTGTTGATGAAATAAGAGCAGTCTTTGTTTCACGCTTCTCACGCAGAGAGGCTAGAAATGTATTAGACATTTTTCTCCTATAAATTAGTTTGGTTTGTGAGAAGGTGTGACTCGCTGCAATACAGGGTCAGGTGTTCTACTATTTATATTATATCTGTTTTTTTAAGTTTTGTAATATTTGTACAGCTGTGTTGTATCTAGGTTTTTTATCTTTATCTTCATCATACTCTCTATCTTGGTTTGCTATGTTTTCTGCCCAAGACTTACCGGCATCACCGCCCCATAATGCCCATGCAATTCTGCCGTTTGAAGGGTAGCCATCTTCTCCGGGGCTAAAACCTTCAGCTTGTTTATCTACCTCATGCCTTGCAAAAAAAGATACCATGCGATTAACTGTGTCTAAAGGTAAGTCTTTACCACCGGCAATGTCTCTACCTCTAGCAATACCTATCTCAGTGCCGCCTCTACCAAACTCTCTACGCCAATCAAGTCCTCTTTGTGCCTCTGTCCTCATTGCAGCTGTAGGTGTAAAGCTCTCGGCTCTTTCTTCATTCTGAGCTGCCCATCTGTTGCAATAATAATCTGCCTGCACATTGTCTTTCCAAAGATCACAATAACCCTCTTGGTAAAAATAACAATTAGCGCAATTGCGCGCCTCTGGTACATCTTCACTAGATGCTGGTCTATAATTTTGAGGTAACTCTCTTGTACCAAACTCTGCAATGTTTATTGCTGTTAATTGATCCTCAGCTTGAGATTGAGTTTTGTGACAGCCTATTAACTCATTGTTTTCATCTTTGACTACTGCAAAACCTTCACAATCTGGATGATTACTTACTACGCTGTATGGCATCTAAAATCTTTCTAGCTTCATCTAGTCTAGGTGTTATTTGAGGTGCACCTTGTCGCACTCCGGCAACAGCGGCCATATCTCCATAAGCTCCAAAGGTCACAAGGGATACCTCTGCTAAATGAGCCTTTATTCGCTCCATAACACCATCTGGTCTTTTGCGGTTTTTAATAGGCATAAACCCAATAGATAATTGATCTAATGCGCCATCTCTTACAAGCTCTAAGGCTTCATCACCTTCTCTTGTTTTGGAAATTCTAAACTCTGCATATAAACCATCATCTGTTTCTTTTAAGAGCGTGGCTCTACCTAGCACATTGTTTTCACCATGACCACGCAAAAGTTTTACTCTGTGAGGTGCTCGGATAACATCTGCAAAAACACCTTTTCTAAATATCTCAGTAATAGTGCCATTGATGCGCTGCTCTTTATTGTATGGGACTGCTATGCCATAGATAGTGCGCCCATCACCATCTGCCAGGCGTAGTTGTAACTCTACTGAGTATTGTCTATTTTCTATGTCATTGTTCATCTATCACCTCTTGTACTTGTGAGCTTGCATCTGTCTCATCATCAAATTCGCCCTCTTCATAATCCATGGACTCAAGATTTTCTCTATCTCGCACTTCATCAACAGTCAAAAATCCACTTGACAATGCGGTTGCGTATGCTGCATACCGACTAGCTGTGTCTGTCTTGAGCATTGAGTCATATTTAAATTTGGCTGTTTGCCCACGCACTAATAGATCTGAGAAGGCGGCCTCAATTCTCTCAGCAATGGGCTGTATTGAAAACTTAATAAGCTGTAAGTTTTCTTGTTCAACATTGCTATAAGTGCGGCTGCTGTTTGGTGCGCCTAAATAATAAGCCGGTAGGCCAAGGATGTTTGCGGCCTCTGTAAGCCCGGCTGTTTGTGCCTCTACCAATTGGCTCTCAGCTGCGTTACTACTTAACACCTCAAAGTCTGTTGATGCGTTCATAACTACAGGTGATCTATTGCGTGATGAGTACATTGACATCCATGCAGACTTTAAAGCATCTGCCTCTTCACTTGTAAGATCTGGATTAGCAGATTTAATAACAGCTGTAGGATTTACTCCACCATCAAAGTACCTAGCTGCATATTCATTTATAGCAATTTCTTTACCTAGTGATTGTTTTGCAACAGCTAAGATACCTCTACCAACAAGATCACCTGGCATTGTAAAATTTTTAATATGAAAAATCTCTGACCGGTCATAAACTTTCTCATCAATCCTATAAACAATTTTGCCTTTATCTCTTGACACTTGCACCCGGTCAGGTGCGACTGGATAAAGACTGTCTGGGTAACCATTAGCTCCTTGCTCACCTAACACTGCAATGTAATTACCATCCATCAACAAACCTGCAGCCATAGCTGCGATAGTTTCCATTCTTGTCTCTGTTGGATTAGGTCTTGCTAAGATGTTTGGTTTAGGCATTACCTCTCTGCCATTGCGATATGCACAAAGTTCTAGTGCGCCGATTGCATCTGCAATTAAAGAGATCCCTCTAAAGATTGCAGGTATGCCAAGTGCGGTGCGGCCATCTACATAAGTGCCTGCATAGTTACCTTCAAAAAATCTGCCGACTCTACCAAGAGAGTCCACATAACCGCTGGATGTATAAACAAGGCCGGGTTGTATCTGTCTCTTGAGTAGCTTGCCAAGCATTATTTACCTCTAACCTCTAAAGCAATGCCGAATAAAATTAAAAATACGCCGCCCAATAATACTCCAGAAATCAAACTATAGGATGCGACACCTAAGACTATCAGTAAAGAACCTGCTACTTGTAAAATAGTTGATATGTATTTCATTAGTACATCTTACTCCTTGCCACTGGTCTTTCTTCGATTGTAGTCACTACTCCATAGCGTGCCAGTGTTACCGCTACAAGTGGCGTGATGTTTGTTGTGCTTTGCCTATTCCATGCCCATGAATCTCCAAGTGGTCTTTTGGTAGAGCCAAGGATTGCAGCTCTAAGGTTTGGGTCATCTATATGACAGATTGTTTTTGCTTGTACAGCATCATAAAAAGATCCACACGCTCTTGCATAATCTCTAAGATGTATTGCCATTACTCCGACATTTTCTTTTTGCAGCTCTGCAATAAGTGAGGCTGCAGGTGAGCCGGTATCTATGACCACCTTTGTTTTATATCGCTTACATAGCTCAACCAATTTAGGCAATACCCATGAGGTGCCCTCTTTACACTCAATCAGCTCTACAGGCGTGTAATGTAAAACCTTGCCGCTGACTGCAATAGCAGCTCTGTCACGTTCTCTTGATATATCGACACCAAAGACCACTTGATCACCCAAAACTATGTCAGTCCTAGCTAGTGCATCCCAAAGCTCTGTTTGAATTACCTGAACTGCATCTTTAGCCGGCCAGACATTCAACCATTCTTTTGTAAAGATCTCTGGGCTGTTAGTCAATGAAGCCTCTTTGACAGCTTCAAGTAAGACACCCTTCTCTTCATGTAAAGATGGGATTGCCTGGTACCACACATCTTGATCCATATAGTCAAAATCATCTGACATAGGTGACCACTCAAACCAAGCTAGTTTATTGGTTGGCTCTGCAATCTCTCTATGTCCAAGCTCTCGGTAATGCTCTAGCAGCTCTGACTCGCCTGGTCTGCCTGCATTAGACATAATCCAAAGCTGACCATTGCGCTTTGTTGCCAGGGTTGGTTGTAGGTTTGCTATCAATGACAATGGATGTGTTAGTGCCTCATCAATGACCATTAAATTTAAACTCAATCCTCTTGCACCCTTGTCATTAGGTGTCACAACACCATAGGTAGATCCATTGCGCATGTAGATCTTTTCATTGCCATTAGTCTTTGAAACCCTGGCAATACGCTTTGAAAACTTTGGCGACATCATAAAACTTAATAAGTGCTCTTCCCATTTAACCTTAGCCATATTGCGGTCTTGAGCTGTATAGGCAACATGTCTTTTGGGTTGTAATAGCTCATAAGCAATGCGTGTCTCTATTAGTTTTGACTTGCCGCTTTGTCTGCTTACTTGAGCTGCAACAGTGCGGTATTTATACATGCCATCTTTGTCTTTTTCTAAACCCACATCACAGACATATTTTTGCCATTCGAAAAGGTTAAAGCCCAACAGTTCTGCAACGAGTTGCATCCTGTCGCCGTCTGTCTCACAAGCTTCATCTCTTAAAGATGCCCACCTAGGTGGACACTTACTTAAAAATGTCATCTGCCTCTGGCAAACCGCAATAAGTCCAGATCTCTCTAAGCTCTCTGGATATAGATGGGATGGTGTGTGTGTTTTCACCGGTCTTCTCTATAGCATCCCACGCTGTTGCCAAACCAAGTAAAGCTACCTGAGTGACACCATCAATATCTACACGCCCCTTCAAGGCGTTATTCATTGCAGCTG